GGCGGATCGACATTCAGGTCTGGCGGCCTGCAAATGGGGCTTTCCTGCTTCCGCTGCTCACGGACCTTAAAAGTCCGCTGCGCGCCGGGTCACGCAAAACCACCATTTACGCCTCGCCATCTCCTGAATGTCGATCCGCCCCAGGCGGCGCGGGCGTGATCGCGCATGCGGTTTCGGGCGGCCCCGGGGGACGGGGCTCGAACGGTTGGTTCCTTCAGGGGCAGAGCGGAGCCGCGGGCCTGACCCGGCGTGTATCGCGTGCGGGCCGGGTGCCCCTTGCTGCATTTCAGGATGAAGAGCTCGAGACTCCCGCGTCCTGTCCCTGCCGGGAAGGACGCGGGCCGAGCAAGCTTGCCCGCTGATTTCCGCGCCGTCCCCGTGATGGCGTCGTCATTTTCCAATCCCTGAGAGGGAGACGTTCATTGAAATGGTTCGGACGCAAGGACGCGGCGCCGCCGTCGCGCCCGCCGCTGGCACGTGCCTGGATCGGCCTCGGCTGGCCGGGGGCCGGTCATTGGCCGCATGATTATGAAGCGCAGCTTCGCGCCGCCATGCTCGCCAATCCCGTGGCGCAGCGCGCGGTGCGGCTGGTCAGCGAGGCGGCGGGCAGTATCGCGCTGACGGGATCGGCCCGCGCGCCGGATGACGCGAGACGCGCGCTCGCGCTGGTGGCGCGCAGGTCGGCGGGCCAGAATCTGGTCGAGACACTCGCGGCGCATCTGCTCCTCCACGGCAATGCCTATGTGCAGATCGGCCATGGCGCGGACGGCGAGGCGGTCAACCTCTATGCGCTGCGGCCGGACCGCGTGACGATCGAGCAGGATGCGCAGGGCTGGCCCGTCGGCTATCGCTACAGGGCGGGAGAGCGGCACATGCTCTATGCCGGCGAGGATGCGGGCGGCCGCACCGCCGTCATCCACCTCAAGGCGCTCAATCCGGTCGACGACCATTACGGGCTGGGCTGCCTCGGCGCGGCGGCGGGCGCCGTGGCGATCCACAATGCGGCGACGCAGTGGAACAAGGCCCTGCTCGACAATGCCGCCCGTCCCTCCGGGGCGCTGGTCTATGATCCCAAGGATGGCGGCGTCATGTCGCCCGACCAGTTCGACCGGCTGCGCGCCGAACTGGAAAGCGTCTTCCAGGGCAAGGACAATGCGGGCCGCCCGATGCTGCTGGAAGGCGGGCTTTCCTGGCAGGCGATGAGCCTGTCCCCGCACGACATGGATTTCGTGGAACTGAAGGCGGCGGCGGCGCGCGACATCGCGCTCGCCTTCGGCGTGCCGCCGGTGCTGGCGGGCCTGCCGGGGGACAGCACCTATGCCAATTATCGCGAGGCCAACAAGGCGCTCTGGCGACAGACCGTGCTGCCGCTGGCCGACAAGATCCTCGGCGGGCTGGCGCAGGGACTGGCCGACCGGATGCCCGGCCTGTGCCTGCAGGTGGACCTCAACCGGATCGCGGCGCTGGCGGACGAGCGCGGCCAGCTCTGGGACCGGGTCGCGGCGGCCGACTTCCTCTCGCGCGCGGAGAAGCGCGCCATGCTGGGGCTGGAGGCCGAGGCGCAGTGAGCCGGAGCATGAAGGCCGACATGAACGGGGGCGCGCTGCGCTTCGCCGGCTATGCGGCGATCTTCGGGCGGGTCGACAATGGCGGCGATGTGATCGCGCCGGGCGCCTTCGCGGCGAGTCTGGTGCGGCGGCCGGCCCATGATCTCCCGCTGCTCTGGCAGCACCGGCCGGACCAGCCGATCGGCACGATCGAGACCGTGGCGGAGGATGCGCGCGGCCTGCGCGTCATCGGCCGGCTGGACGAACGGTCCGTGGCGGGACGCGAGGCGGCGGCGGCGTTGCGCGGCGGCGCGCTGGACGGGCTTTCCTTCGGCTATCGGGTCGTGGCCGCGCACGGCACGCAGCCGCGCCGGCTGGAGGCGCTCGATCTGGTGGAGGTGAGCCTGGTCACGCACCCCATGCAGCCCCGCGCCCGCGTGCATGCGGTGGAATGAGCCCTTGCTCCCGGGCGCGGGCGAGAGCCGACGGCAGCGATTTGTCGGGGCCTTCGGGCCCCTTTTCTTTTGAACGGCAGGAGACGTGAACCATGGTGGAAGTGAAGGCCGATGCGCTGGAGGAGAGCTTTGACGCGATCCTGCAGGCGGACAGGATCGCGGGCATCGAGGCGCGGATGGACGCGCTCGACGCCACGATGAAGGCGCAGACGGCGCGGGCCGCCCGCCCGCCGCTCGATGGCGCCAAGGGCAGCGAGGCGGACCCGGCGCGGGCGGCCTTTGCCGAGCGCTATCTGCGGCGCGGGATCGAAGCAGGCGTGGAGCTGAAGAGCTTCTCCGGCGCGACCGGCGGCAGCGGCGGCTATGCCGTGCCGCGCGAGATCGACCAGATGATCGAGGTCGCGCTCAAGGCGATCTCGCCGATCCGTGGCATCGCCAATGTGGTGCGCACCGGTTCGGCCGGCTATCGCAAGCTGGTGACGACCGGCGGCGTCGTTTCGGGCTGGGCCTCGGAAACCGGCGCGCGTCCGGAGACGGCGACGCCGACGTTCCAGGAAATCGCGCCGCCCTCGGGCGAACTCTATGCCAACCCCTCCGCCAGCCAGGCGATGCTGGACGATGCGCAGTTCGACGTCGAGAGCTGGCTGGCCGGCGAGATCGCGCAGGAGTTCGCGAAGGCGGAAGGCGCGGCTTTCGTCAGCGGCAACGGCACGAACAAGCCCAAAGGGTTCCTCACCTATGCCACCACCGGCGAGACGGATGCGACCCGCGCCTTCGGCACGCTGCAATATGTGGCCTCCGGCTTCTCGGGCGGGTTCCCGGCGAGCAATCCGCAGGACAAGCTGATCGACCTCGTCCAGGCGCTCAAGGCGCCCTATCGGCAAGGGGCGGCGTTCGTGATGAATTCGGCGACGCTCGCGCGCATCCGCAAGTTCAAGACGAGCGACGGCGCGTTCCTGTGGCAACCCTCGATGAGCGCCGGGGCGCCGGCCACGCTGCTCGGCTATCCGGTGATCGAAGCCGAGGACATGCCGGACATCGCGGCCGACAGCCTCTCCATCGCGTTCGGCAATTTCGCCCATGGCTATGTGATCGCCGAGCGCAGCGAGACCAGCATCCTGCGCGATCCCTTCACCAACAAGCCGTTCGTGCATTTCTATGCGGTCCGGCGGATCGGCGGCGCCGTGGCGAACAGCGAGGCGATCAAGCTGATGAAGTTCGCCGCATCCTGAGCGGATGAGCGAACCCGCGCCATGCCGGTCATTCCCCGCCGGCATGGCGCCCTTCTTCCGACGGCCAGCGGCGAAAGGCCAAGATGATGATCGTGACAATCGACAAGGGCGGACCGCTCGCGGTGCCGCTGGCCGACCTCAAGGCCTATCTCGGGATCAGCCTGGATAGCGAGGATGCGTTGCTGACCGACCTTCTCCGCAGCGCGACCGAAGCGGCCGAGCGCTTTATCGGACATTTGCTGGTCGCGCGCGCGGTGGACGAAATCCTGAATGTCCGGCGGGACTGGCAGGCCCTCGCCGCCCGGCCGGTGCAAAGCATCACGGCCGTCCTCGGCATCCCGGCGGAAGGACCGGAATTTCCCCTGCCGGTCGAGGATTATGCCATCGACATCGACGCCGCGGGCAAGGGCTGGCTGCGCGTGATGAACGGCGGCGCGGCGGGGCGCCTGCGGGTGACCTATCAGGCCGGCCTTGCGAGCGACGAAAGCGGCGTGCCGGACGCGATCCAGCACGGCATCGTGCGGCTGGCCGGCGAATGGCATGGGCGGCGGGAAGGGCTGGAAGGCGAACTGCCGGCCTCGGTCGCCTCTCTCTGGCGGCCCTGGCGGCGGATGCATCTGGCATGAGCGGCGCGCTCGTCATCCGCGCCGCGATCCATGCAGCGCTGAGCGCCGACGCCGGGCTGCTGGCGCTCGTCAACCAGATCAGCGACAGAACCCCGGCCAGGGCGAGCGCGCCATGGCTGATGCTGGGCGACGGCGTGGCGACAGGCTGGGGCGCGCGGGATGTCGACGGCGTGACCCTGCGCCAGCCGATCCGGCTCGACGTGCGCGGGGACGACTTCGCGCACGTGACGGCGATCATGGCCCGGCTGGGCGCGGTGCTGGATCAGATGGATGCGGATCTGGGCGACTGGCGCTTGACCAGCCTCCGCCCGGAGCGAACGCGCGCCGCGCGCCGGCCGGGCGCCTGGCGCATCGAGGTCGACTATCTCGTGCGGGCCGCGCGGCAGCATTGACCGCGCAAAAAATCCTCCCCCTTTCGGGGGAGGATCAGGATCATGCCGATACGCCTTGCGATCAGGCGAAGCGGACGACGGCCTTGCGACGACGCAGGACCGCGCCGGCAAAGGCGAAGCCGCCAATCATCATGGCCCAGGTCGCCGGCTCCGGCACGCCGGGATTGCCCGGCGTCGAATCGCCGAAGGTGATGTTGTCATAGCCGGTCTGGTTGGCGGTGCCGCCGAAGTCGATCGACATGGCAATGCCGTCGAAGGCAACGCCGATCGCCGAGAAGTTGCAGAAACCGCCGTTCGGATCACCCTGGCAATTCTGGTCGTACTGCGCTTCCAGATCGATCGTGCCGAGCACATTGCCGGTCCCGTCGAGGCCGTCATAGACGGTCACGGTCGCGGCGGTGGACGAAGTATAATAGAAGGAGAAGCCGGTGTCGAAACCGCCGGGCACGTTCAGGATCGCGTTGTTGGCATCCAGAAAGAACATGATGGTGTTCGGGGACGGCTCATTCGCGAAATTGCCGTTGCCGCCGTCATCCGCATCGACCAGCGCCAGGGTTTCCGGCGAGAAGAGATAGGTCGGCGCATAGAAATCGCCCACCGGATTGTAATCGCCGATGCCTTCGAAGGTCAGCACGGTCACGGCGCCGGCAGGTGCAGCGGCGGCGCCCATGAGGGCGATGGCGGCGGTCGTCAGATATTTGAGGTTCATCATTTTGCTCCCACAAAAAGGTCGAACCGAACCATTTGCTGGAACAGCGGGTCGATCCGACAGATACGTCCAATCCGATCCCGGCAGGCAGGATCAGCAGCGTATTCGAACCAACTTGCTGTGCGGATGATGTCCCCGCCAGGCGACCCTTTTCGGGATCGATGCGCTGACACCGCCTATCTCAGAATCGCCCGGGAAAGTCACTCGCGAATTTACCATTTCCGACCGGCACTGTCCCGGAGCGGAGCAGGTGACCGCGCGGGCCGGGCGCCCGGCATGTCAAAATCCCAATCCGAGAAAGGACTTATCCATGGCAGTGGAAAAGGGCAGCGCGTTCCTGCTCAAGATCGGCAACGGCGAGGAGCCGGTGAGCTATGCGACGATCGCCGGGCTTCGCACCACGCAACTTTCCGTGAATGGCGAGGCGGTGAACGTGACGAGCAAGGATTCGGGCGGATGGCGGCAATTGCTGCCCGGCGCAGGCGTCCGCTCGGTGAGCGTCTCGGGCGCGGGGATCTTCACCGGATCGGCGGCCGAGACGCGGCTGCGCGATCATGCGCTGGCCGGCGCGATCGACGATTATGAATTGAGCTTCGAAAGCGGCGAGCGGCTGCGCGGACGCTTCCTCGTCACCCGCCTCGACTATGCCGGCGACTATGATGGCGAGCGCAGCTACACGCTGAGCCTTGAAAGCTCCGGCGCTGTGACGGCGCTGTGAGCGGGGCCAACCCGGTGCGCGGGGAGGCGGCCCTGACGCTCGACGGCGTCGCCCTGACGGTGCGGCCGAGCTTCGCCGCGCTGGTGGCCGCTGAGGCGGAACTGGGCTCGCTCATCGCGCTGGTCGAGCGCGCGGGCGAAGGGCGACTGGCCCTGTCCGAAATGGCGGCGCTGCTGTGGCATTGCCTCGCCGCGCGGCCGGACGGCTGGACGCGCGAGCGCTTCGGCGAGGCGATCCTGAGGGGCGGCATCAATCATGCCCTGCCGGCGGTGCGGACGATCCTGCGCCAGTTGCTCATGGGCGGGTCGTGACCTTCGCGGACGCGGCGCGACTGCTCGCGGGACAGGCCGGGCTGCTGCTCGGCTGGCGACCCGAGGAGTTCTGGCGCGCGACGCCCGACGAACTGAATGACGCCCTCGCGCCATTAACGGCGATGGGCGGGACCGGGCCCGCCATGCCCGATCCCGCCACGCTGACCCGTCTGAAGGAGATGCATCCCGATGAATGAACTGGACGAGATGAGCGCGGACCTTGGCGGACTGACCGGCGAGATCGCCGCGATGCGCGCCGAACTGGAAGGCCCGCTGGTCGCCAGCGCGGACCGGGCGGGGCGCGCGATCGAAACCGGCCTGCTGCGCGCGGTGCGCTCCGGCAAGCTCGGCTTCGAGGATCTGGGACGCATCGCCATGTCCGTGCTGTCGCAGATCGCCGCCAGTGCGGTCCGAACCGGCCTCGGCGCGATAACGGGGAGCGGTTCGGGCGGGCTGCTCGGCATCGGCGCGTCGCTGCTGACGGGCGCACTGGGCCTGCCGGGGCGCGCGACCGGCGGCCCCGTCGCCCCGGGCCGCGCCTATCTGGTGGGCGAGCGCGGGCCGGAAATCTTCCTGCCGACCAGCGCGGGGCAGGTCCTGCCGGGAGCCGGCGCGGGTCCGGCGCGCAATGTGCAGGTCTCCATCGCGATCAGCGGGCAGGGGACGGACGCGCCGCGCGCGCTCGCGCGCAGTGCCCGGCAGGTGGCACGGACGGTGCGCGCCGCGCTGGCGGAATAGGCCGGGCCGCCCGTTCGCTTTCGTCGAGGCTCCTGACGGGGCCGTTTCTCGCACCATGGGGATTTTTTCATGCCGCATTGGCTCGCCAGCGCACGCCGCGATCAGGAAAGCGGCTTCGTCAAGCGATTCACGCCGCCCTGCTGGAGGGTGAATTTCCCGCGCCCGATGATGGCTTCGGTCGTCACGCTGGGCACGGACGGGCTGCGTGCCGATGCCGTGTTCCACACCTCGGGCGACCTGGCCGGGCTCATCTGGGACAGCGTGGACGAATGGGATCATCCGCTGCTCCGCTATGAGACGAAGCGGGACTATTCCGGTTGCCGGCTGAGCTTCCGGTGGCGCAGCGCGGGCGTGAAGCCGCTCGACATGCCCCATGGGCCGACGCTCACCATCGAGGGGCGGGATGCGACCGGAGAGGCGCGGGCCTGGTATGTGCGCCTGTGGAACTACGCATCGGGCGACCCCGAGGACGCGCACATCACGCTCGATTTCGATGCGCTCGTGGCCGGCTATCTGCTGCCGGACGAGGCCGATCCCGTCCATGTGAAGGATGTCGACCGGCTGTTCATCTCGCTGGCCCCGGAGGCCTATGACGAAGGCGACACGATCTTCCCGGCCGGCATCGAAGGCTGGGCGGAGCTGACCGAGCTGTGCTGCGAGGGGTCCGGCTCGGTGCTGGAGATCGGCGAGGCGATGGTGCCCGAGCACGGCTTCTCCATCGCGACCGGCTATGACGACGCCTATAACCAGACACCCGAGCGCATCCTTCGTCAGGCGCTGGCGCTCGGCTATCGCGGGGCGATCAATCATTATGTCGGCATGAGCCACTATATGCGGCTCGCGCCTGTCGGCGGCGGCGACTATCGCGTCGATGTCGCGGGCGGCGCGCTGAACGGGCCCTGCCTGCGCTGGCATGCTGATCTGGCGGCGCGCTGCGGGATGCTCGGCTTCGGGCTGATCCTGTCGCTCTCCTTCGAGCTGTTCGATGCCTATTGCCCCGACGCCTGGAAGCAGCGTGCCCGGGATGGCGCGCCGGCGCTGACCGGCTGGACGCCGCCCTCGACGCTGCTCTCGCCCGCCCATGCGGACGCGATGGATTATCTCCAGACGGTCGCCCGCGCCTTCGCGGCGCTGGCGCGGGAAGCCGGGCTTGCCGTCCGCTTCCAGATCGGCGAGCCCTGGTGGTGGGTGACGCCGGACGGCCGCCCCTGCCTCTATGACGATGCCGCGCGGGCGGCGCTGGGCGGCGCGCCCGTGGACATCCCAAGTGTGCGCGCGCCGCTCGATCCGGCGCAAGTCGCGCTGCTCGACGCGGCCGGAACCCTGCTGGCGGGGGCGACCGCAGCGATCCGCGACACCGTTCGGGACGAGGCGGGCGACGCGGAATTGCTGCTGCTGGTCTATCTGCCGTCGGTCCTCGATCCCGCCGCCCCGGAGATCAGACGGGCCAATGTGCCGCCGGGCTGGGCGGCGCCCGCCTTCGACCGGCTTCAGGTCGAGGATTATGACTGGGTCACCGAAGGACGGACGGCGCTTTCGGCGCGGGGCCGGGACGAGATCGCGGGCCGGCTCGGTTATGCCGGGGAGGACTGGCACTATCTCGCCGGCTTCGTGGCCGCCGGGCGGGATCCCGCCCAGACGCGCCAGGACTGGTCGCGCATCACGGCCGCCGCCGAGGCGGCGCAAGGCCGGGGCCATGCCGCGACCTTCATCTGGGCGCTGCCGCAAGTGGCGCGCGACGGCTTCACCCTCTTCGACCTTGCCGGGGACAGCGACATGCAGGCTTTCGACGATCTCCTCTTTCCGCTCGACATCGGCCGGCAGGCGCAGGTCGCGCCGACCTTCTCGACGCGGATCATCGAGACGGTGTCGGGCCATGAGCAGCGCAGCACCCAATGGGCCGACGCGCGCCTGTATTTCGATGCCGGGCCGGGCATCCGTTCGGAAGCGGATATCGCCACCCTGATCGCTTTCTTCAGGGCCCGGCGCGGCGCGGCCCGGGGCTTTCGCTTCCGCGATCCCTACGACCATGGCTCGGCCGGGCCGGACGCGGCGTCGGGCCCGGTGGATCAGGTGATCGGAACAGGAGACGGCATCGCCACCAGCTTCATGCTGTGCAAGGCCTATGGGACGGGCGATGCGACCCAGGTGCGACCCATCAGCCGGCCGGTGGAAGGGTCCATCCGCATCGCCGTCGACGGCACGGAGCAGCTCTCCGGCTGGCAGCATCTGGGCGGCGGCGAGATCGCATTCGATGTGCCGCCCGCGTCCGGCGCGCCGATCAGCGCGGGTTTCCTGTTCGACGTGCCGGTGCGCTTCGGGGAGGACCGGCTGGAGATCGACCGCGAGACGTTCGCGGCCGGTCTCGTTCCCTCCGTGCCGCTGGTGGAGATTCGCGAATGAGCGCGGTGGCGGACATGCTGGCCCGGCCGCTCTGCGCCTTCGCCTTCTGCTGGCGGCTGGAGCGGCGCGACGGGATCACGCTCGGCCTCACGAGCCATGACCGGCCGCTGGAGGTGGACGGGCTGGCCTATCGGCCTGTCCCGTCGATCACGCCGAGCGCCCTCCAGCAAAGCGGGGAAGGCGCCGCCGATCTGATGGACATTGGCGGCGGGCTCAGCTCCGCGGCGATCAGCGAAGCCGACCTCGACGCGGGGCGCTGGGATGGCGCGGCCGTGGCCCTTCACCTGACCGAATGGACCGCGCCCGGCGCGCTCTGGATCGAACTGGTGCGGGGCCGGCTCGGCGGCATCGAACGGCAGGGAAGCGCATATTCCGCGACCTTGCAGGGGGCGGCGACGCTGCTGGATCGCCCCGTGGCGCCGGTCACCAGCCCGACCTGCCGCGCACGGCTGGGCGACAGGGCCTGCCGCGTCGACATGCGGCAGCACGCCCGGATCGGCACGATCGAAAGCGCGGAGGGTGAGGCGCTCGTCTTTTCCGGGCTGACGCCGGGCCTCTATCCGATGGGATCGGTGCGCTGGCTGGGCGGCGCGAATTGCGGATTGACCCAGGCCATTCTGGATCAGGACGGCGACACGCTGTTCCTCGACGAACCGCCGCCCTTCGCGGCGGCGCCGGGCACGCGCGCAATGCTGGCGGAAGGCTGCGACAAGCGCCTCGCGACCTGCGCCGCACGCTTCGGCAATGCCGCCAATTTCCGGGGCGAGCCATTCCTGCCGGGCATGGATCTCCTCACCCGCTATCCGGGAGCGTGACGATGGGCACAGGAGAACGGATCGCCGCGGAGGCGCTGGCGCTGGTCGGCGCGCCGTTCCGCCTCAGGGGGCGGTGCGCGGCGACGGGGCTCGATTGTGTCGGCCTGGCGCTGCTCGCCGCGCAGCGGGCCGGCATCCGGATCGACCCGCCGCCCGGCTATGCGCTGCGCGGCATGGCGGACGGGCGCGCCACGGAGCTGCTGACGCGATCGGGCTTCCGGCCCGTCCTTTCGGCTTCGCCCGGCGACCTGATCCTCGTGCGGACCGGCGCCCTGCAGCTCCATCTGATGATCCGCGCCGGGCGCGGTGTCGTCCATGCCCATGCCGGCTTGCGGCGGGTCGTGCTGATGCCGGGCGCCATCGGCTGGCCGGTGCTGGGGTGCTGGCGATTTCCTCCCATCGAAAGCGATTAGGCTCATGGCGACACTTGTTCTCACCGCCGTCGGCACAGCGGTCGGCGGACCGATCGGCGGCGCCATCGGCGCGTTGCTCGGACAGGGGATCGACGCGCGCATCTTCCGTCCGGCCGGGCGCGAAGGGACGCGGCTGAGCGACCTTCAGGTCCAGACGTCGCGCTATGGCGCCCGCATTCCCCGCATCTACGGGACCTTGCGGGTGGCCGGAACCGTGATCTGGTCGACCGATCTTCAGGAAAGCAGCGAGACGGACGGGGGCGGCAAGGGCCAGCCGAGCGTGACAAGCTACAGCTATTCCGCGAGTTTCGCAGTGGCGCTTTCCGCGCGGCAGGCCGGCGATGTCGGCCGCATCTGGGCCGACGGCAACCTCCTGCGCGGCACCGCCGGCGATTTCAAGTCGCCGGTGGGGGCGTTCCGCTTCTATCCGGGGAGCGAGGACCAGCCGGTCGATCCGCTCATCGCCGCCGCGGTGGGGATCGATCAGGCACCCGCCTGCCGGGGTTGCGCCTACGCCGTCTTCGAGGACCTGCAGCTCGCGGATTTCGGCAACCGGATCCCCTCGCTCACCTTCGAGCTGCGCGCCGATGCTCTGGCGCCGGATTTTTCCGACATTCTTTCCGATCTTGCCGGATCCCCCGCAGAGATCACGGGCGCGGACGATGCGCCGCGCCTGTCCGGCTTCGCGGCCGAGGGCGACAGCCTGCGCGAAGCGAGCGCCGCGATCGTGGCGGTCCACGGCCTGCAATGGCATGAGCAGGGCGGACGGCTGGGGCTGACATCCGGCATCCCGGCGGACGTCGCCCTGGAGACCGGGCAGGCGCTGCGCTCCGTGGACGGGGAGAGCGTGCCCGAGATGCGCATGAGCCGCGCGCCGATCGAGACGGTTCCCGTCCGCCTCTCGATCCGCCATCACGATCCGGCGCGGGACTATCAGGTGGGCATCCAGGCGGCGGAGCGGCCGGGCCCCGGGACGGACGTCACCGAGCTTGATTATCCGGCCGCCCTCCCGGCAACCGACGCGCAGGACTTCGCCGGCCGTGCCCTGCGTCGCGCGATGCGGCGCCGGACGACGATCCAGTGGCCAGCCGGCTGGTCCGCGCTCGCGCTGGGCATCGGCGATGTCGTTTCGGTGGTGGGGACACCCGGCCTCTGGCTCGTCGAGCGGCGCGACTGGGAGGACATGGCGGTGCGGCTGACGCTGCGCGCCTGGACGCTCGCCAGTCGCTCGGGTGGAGGGGGCGGCGACCCGGGGAACCCGGTGCTGGAGCCGGACCTCGTGCAGGGGGCGACGCAACTGGCGATCGTCGAGATGCCGCCCGATGGCATCACACTCTCAACCACGCCGATCGTGCGCGTGGCCGCCACGGGCGCGGATGCGGGCTGGCGCCGGGCGGCGCTGCTGCGCTACCGGCCCGAAGCCGATGCCGCCGAGCCCGCCGGCCCCACCGCGCCGCGCGCGGTCATCGGCATTGCGCAGACCGTGCTGGGCACCGGCGCGGCATGGCGGCTGGACCGGCAAAGCCATGTCGAGATCGCGCTCGTCAACGCCGATGACGCATTGATCGCGGTTTCCGACGACCAGCTTCTTGCCGGCGCGAACCGGGCGATGCTCGGCGAGGAAATGCTCCAGTTCGGTGCTGCCGAACGCATCGGGCCGGCGCGCTACCGGCTGTCCCGGTTCGTGCGCGGGTGGCACGGCACGGAATGGGCCTGCGCCGGTCATGCCGTCGGCGAGCCCTTCGTCCTGATCGAGGACACGCGGCTTGCGCCGGTGGCGATCGATCCCGGCGATCCGGGGACGGTTCTCGACATCCGCGCGATCGGGCCGGGCGATCCCGTGCCGGCGGGCGCGACGCGCCTGATCGACGGGCGGGCGATGCTTCCCCTGTCGCCGGTGCATGGCCGCGCGACAATCCTGCCGGGCGGCGACCTGTCGCTCCGATGGCAGCGACGGAGCCGGCTGGGCTGGACATGGCCGGACGGGGGCGACACGCCGCTCGGCGAGGAGCGGGAGCGTTATGTGCTGAGTGCGCTGGCGGGCGGGGTGGTGCTGCGGACCTGGGAGGTGACGACCAACGCCGCCCTCTACGGGGCCGAGGCGCTCGCGGCGGACCGTGCTCTGGCCGGCGATCTGCCGCTGATCGTCGAAGTCCGCCAGCAAGGCACATGGGGACGCGGCAGGCCGCTGCAATTGCCGATCGCGTGACGATGATTGAACCGGAAACGACGGAGAAACAATGTCATGACTGCAACGAGTCGATGCGACTTGCCATTGCTGGCCGCGGGTCAGGCCCAGAAGGAACTGACTCATAACGAGGCGCTCGCCCTGCTGGACCTCATCGTCCAGTCCGGGGTCGAAAGCGCGGACCTGTCCGATCCGCCCGGCAGCCCGATGCCGGGGCAGTGCTGGATCGTCGCGGACGATGCGACCGGAGCATGGGCGGGGCAGGAAAGGGCCTTGGCCGGCTGGACCGAGGCCGGATGGCTGTTCGCCATGCCCGGTGAAGGCTGGCAGGCCTGGGTCGCGGATCGCGGGCATCCGGTGCGATTCGATGGCGCGGCCTGGCAGGACACGCCTGCACGCGGCGACGGCTATTATATCGGGGGGGAACGCGTGGTGGCGGCCAGACAGACCGCCATCGCCGACCCGGACGGGGGCGGCGCACCGGACCCGCAGGCACGCGAAGCCATTACCGCGATCCTCGCCGCCCTTCGCGCGCACGGACTGATCGCAAGCTGA